ACCGCCAACGCCTAGCGGGGACGCGGCGCAAGCTGGCACAGCCATTCACGCGCTGGCTGAGGACTGCTACCAGTTCGACGATGACCCGATGAATCACCTCGGCGCAACCGTCGAAGGCGTGAAGCTCGCAAAGTGGCACTGCGATATGGCAGAGGATCACCTTCAATGCATCAAGGACATTGAGGATTTCGTCGGCAGGTACAACGTCAGAATCGAGTCCAAAGTCTCCTACCTCGAGAGCGATGAAATCAGGTTGCGAGGAACGGCTGACGTTATCGGCGTGTCAAAGGACAAAAAGGTTCTCATCGTGGCCGACCTGAAGACAGGCGCTAACTACGTCGATGAGGACAGCAATCAACTGAAGGTCTACGCGCTGGCCGCGATCAAGTCGATGAAGCTCAACGAGATCGAAAAGATCGAGCTACAGATCAACCAGCCTCGCGCTGGTGGTGTGCGCATTCACGTTATGGACATCACTGATCTTCGCAAGTGGGAGCATGAGCAACTTATCCCAGCGATCTACGAAGTGATGGACACGCAGGCAAAACCTAAGCCTTCAGAGAAGGCTTGCCAGTACTGCCCAGCAAAGCTGACATGCCCTGCGCAGCAGGAGTCATTCGATGTCATCGAGGCGCAGCCCAACATCACCGCGATGACGAAGGATGAGATCAATCAGGTCATGGTAACGCTTTCCGATGAGCAGGTCAGCAGCCTCCTAGATCGCGCACCTATCGCAGAGTCATTCATCGACGCGCTGCGCAAGCACGCCCTAGAGCGCATGAAGGCCGGGGGCACGCTGCCGGGTTGGCAGCTCGCGCCCAAGCGGGCAGCGCGCAAGTGGGGCGATGAGCAGAAGGCAAAGCAAGCCCTGATCGATGCAGGAATCAACGTCGATCAACTCTATTCAACAGAGTTCATCACACCCGCAGCAGCCGAAAAGCTGCTGCCGAAAGAGCAAAAGGCGATTCTTGAAGAGCTAACCGTAAAGGAAAGTTCGGGAATCACTATTGCAAGGGACGCAAGCCTGCGTCAATAATGCCCGCTCTGGGCGAAACCTCAACCTTTGAAAGCGAAACGCAAAATGCTTAATCTATCTTCTGGCGGTGGCAATGGGAACTTCATCCGGTTCTCGCCTCAAGCGAATGCCTGGACGAACTCCCAAGGAGAGGAAATCCAATTCAAGAAGGTCATCTTCGATGTTGACAATGTGCAAACCGGGTGGCTCCTGCTCGGTGTAGGTGTACGCGATTGGCAACCCGATGCAGCCGTAGGCCGCAAAGGTGCGCAGCCGACACCGGAACATAAACGCGGCTTTAACGTCACGTTTTACAACAAGCAACTCGGCACCTGCGAGTGGTCATCGAACGGCGTAGGCCCGAACATGGGCCTTGAGCAGCTTTACGTTAAGTGCATGGAGGAGCGCAAGGCGCTGCCGCTTAACGAGTCTCTGGTTCCTGTCTGCGAGTACAAGGGAAGCAAGCTGGAGAAGATCGGCAAGGGCACTACGCGCATCCCTCAGTTCGATGTCGTCGATTGGATCGCCCGGCCTGCGGGTATGGATGCCGGCAGTGTCGAGGAAGTCGCAGCACCAGCACCAGCACCAGCACCAGCGCCTGTGGCGAAGACGGCGGCGCAGCGGGCTGTCGAGGAAAACGATGACGAGATGTTCTGACGTTAAGTCTTGAGGAGGCCGGGGCCAGTTGGTCCCGGTTTTTTTGACTCTGAAAAAAGTAAGGCTCAAATGCAAGCCGAAGAAATAGCAAAAACCCTGGGCAACGCCAAGAAGGTCAACGGGCAATGGCTCGCCTCCTGCCCAGTGCCAGGGCATGGCAGAGGCAATGGAGACAAGAACCCGTCACTGTCAATCAGTGATGGCACAGACGGGAAACCTCTCTTCCACTGTCACGGTGGATGCGATCAGGGAACCGTCTTTAACGTGATGCGCGAGAGAGGAATGCTGCCCGAGCTAGAGCAAAGGCCCGAACCCTTGTCGCTCATCAAGCCGATGGTGGCAAGCCGGCAGCTTGAGCATGAGTGGAACTACACCGACGAGGAAGGCGTAGTCCTATTCATCAAGCAGCGGTATAGGACAACGGACAGCAAAGGCAAGGACTACAAGCTCATCAAGGTGGACGAGGCAGGCCGCAGACACGCGGCAATGGGTGACGCGAGGATCGTCCCGTACAAGCTGCCCGAGCTGCTCGACGCGATCTCCAAGGGACGTTACGTCTATCTGACGGAAGGCGAGAAGGCGGCAGACGCGATCATCTCGCTCGGCTCAGTCGCCACAACGTCCCACGCCGGCAGCGGCTCATGGCCGGAGGCTATCACGCAATACTTCGCAGGGGCCAATGTTGTCATCCTCCCGGACAACGATCAGCCCGGCTGGAAGTACGCCAGGAAGGCAGCAGCCAAGATTCTGCCGGTAGCCAAGTCGGTCAGGATCATCGACCTGGGTGGCGATGACCTGGGCGACGATGCCTATGAGTGGATACACCTGCAAGGCAAGACGCGGCAGGATCTCGCCGATCTGGTCAAGGGGCAAGCCCCAATCACCTCGGAGCAGGAGATCAGGACGCCAGAGCGCCTCAAGGAAAAGCCACCAGAGGCAGCAATGCCGGCTACGCCGGCAGAGCAAACCCAAGCAACGCCAAAGGCACCAGAAGCGCCAGATGCGAAGCAAAAGGCGCAGCGTAGAGCCATCACGCTCGAAGCATGGGACGAAATCAGGGATGAGCCTGTCGAGTGGCTTGTCGATAAGGTTATCCCTAGAAATGGTTTCGTAGCGCTGTACGGTCCCCCAGGATCATTTAAGTCATTCATAGCCCTGGACATCGCGGCAGCGATTGCCCGCGAGGCCCAGTGGTTTGGGCATCAGGCGAAGCCATCGGACAACGGAGCGGTCATCTACATCGCTGGCGAAGGCCACGGCGGCATAGGGGCGCGGATTAAAGCCTGCCGCATCCACCACAACATCGAGGGAGGCATCCCGATCTACTTTGTACGCCACCAGATCAACCTTAGAAGCAGCGCGGAGGACATAGCCAGCCTGTCAGTTGCCATCAAGGAGCTAAACGATGCCATAAAGATCAAGGTGGACTTGATCGTTATCGATACCTTAGCCAGAGCATTTGGCGGTGGAAATGAGAATTCCAGCGAGGACATGGGAGCTTTCATTACGTCATGCGGCTACTTGCAGGAGGAATTCGAGGCCGCGCTGATGGTCATCCACCACTCTGGAAAGGATGCAGCAAAGGGTCTGCGGGGCCATTCCAGCCTGCTCGGAGCCGTCGATACAGAGCTTGAATTGATCCGTTTTGAGGATCAGCCGCGAGGCGTTTTGACGGTTTCAAAGCAAAAGGACGGCGAGGATGGCCTGAGATTTGGGTTCGAGATGGTCGAAATCGACATCGAGGACGAAGGCAAGCCAAGCCTTAGCCTTGACGAAGGACGCAAGTCTTTAGCCGTCCAGCCGAGCGATGAATCAGTACGCTCAGGCATGAGTGATGCCAAAAAGGAAGCCCTGAACAGGTCAGGGAAGGGTCGAAATCAGGCAATAGCAGTAGATGCGCTAAGTGAGGCGATTAATACTAAAGGTACACATTGGAAGGTTTCTGCTGGAACCAGAAAATGCGTCAGGCTTGACCAGTGGAGGGCTGTTTTTGCTCAAAAAATGGGCACTGATGAGGAGGGCGATGAGGCGTTTAGGTCGGCTTGGAGAAGGGTCAGGAGTGAAAAAGGAAGGCCATTAAATGTTAGGATTGATAACGAGTGGGTGTGGATAGAGGATGCCGTTAAGGTCGATGAGCAGTCCTTTTAGGGGTCAAATTTGGGGTGGTCAAATCGTGGTCGAATCGTGGTCGAATCGTGACGATTTGACCGCAGGCAATGTCCGGTCGAATCGTCAAAAGGGTATACCTTTGACGATTTGACCGCCCGCGATTTGACCGGGGAAGGGTAGAGCGGTCAAATGGTCACGATTTGACCGGCAAGCGTGAACAAGGAGATGGATGTGGTGAGTAAAGCTAAGAAAAGAAATCGCGGAGAATTGCCAGAGGTTCAGAAGCTGGCGTTTCCGGAGTCTGAGTGGTCTAGGTTCATGAAGGCTAGGCTCGTTGAAATCGATCAGGCTCAGGGTGAACATGAGCGGAAATGGGGAATCGGCAGGGTGATTACTTTAGTTCCTAGTGTGTTCAGGGAGCGTTTTTACGCTCAGAGCGAGCGCGTGTGGGATGCTCAGGGTAAGCAGGACGAGGAAAAGTTCAAGGCGGCTTGCGATGGGATGGTTAGAGCCTTCAAGGCTTTGGATGCCTGGGCAGTGTCCGAAGGACTTGAGCCGATCAGTCAGGTCAAGGCAGTCGAAGGTCAGACCGAACGCGGGGTGATGGTTGTCGTCCAGACTGAAGCTGATGCGGTGCAGTATCAAGCGATCAGGCCAGATGTCAGACAGGTCTGGACAATCGCAGAGTTGGAGCAGATGGTATCGTCAGGCATCGGACAGGACATCTGGCGGCTCAAGGAGGAAATCCCGTTTCGGGCAGCGGTCATCGAGGTGAAGCAGGAAAGGCCGGCTGGAGGTGCTTCAGGGTTCGAGGACATCGAGAACGATTTCGACGTTGATGCGCCTGTCGGTTTGCCTAAAATGTTCACGCTGCCGCAGAAGGCCGCGAAGGGCTAAGTTGATGTCTACCTATGTCCTGACCAAAACAATCGCTTGGAGGCCGTTTTAACATGCCTGGAAGGCCAAAATACAAGTCCGATCTTGAGGCGCTTCAGTCAATGCCAGAGGAAATGATCTGGGCCATGATTGAGGACGGTAAAACAATCTCGCAGATATGCTACGAGATCGGCGTGGGCCGAAGGCCGCTGCAAGCGTGGTTTGACGAAGTTGATCCAGATGAGACTAAAATCGCCCGTGCGCGTGCGAAGGCTGCGACGAGCTACGCAATGCAGGCGCTAGAGATCGCGGATAGCTCCGAGCCGGAGCAGGCGGCGAAGGCGCGGCTACAGATCCAGGCGCGGCAGTGGATAGCCGAACGATGGAACCAAAAGCTATATGGCGTGCAAAAAGCACCGCAGATTACGCTTAACGTTCAGGACATGCGCCTCGCGGCGCTGCGACATGTCGAGGTCATCGAGGACTTATCCACAGATGCGATACCAAGGTTATCCACAGAATGAGCATTTCACGCTCGCGCTGCACAAAAAACAGGCAAAACGGTACGCGCAAACGCTGATCGACTTAACATAATGGAGATCGTGCGAACTGCATTCTGTAAGCTAGGTGTAAGT